TAGAACGTGGTTCAAGAGTCATGTCAGCTATCCACAAGAGATTGTATGTTGGATTAAAATCAGAATTTAAATTACTAGCAAAAGTTTTTGCTACATACTTACCACCAGAATATCCTTATGATGTTGTAGGTGGACAAAAAAATATTAAGGTTTCAGACTTTGACGATAGAGTAGATGTACTGCCAGTCGCAGATCCTAATATATTTTCTATGAGTCAGAGAATATCTTTAGCACAAACAGGTTTACAACTAGCGATGGCTAGTCCACAAATACATAATTTATATAACGCATACAGAAAAATGTACGAGGCACTTAATATAAAAGATATAGATAGAATTTTACCACCACCTGCACCAACCGCACCTAAAGATCCAAGTCTTGAACATATAGATGCCTTAGGCGGAAAACCTTTTCAAGCATTTCCAGGTCAAGATCACAGAGCACATGTTACAGCGCATTTAAATTTTATGTCAACTAACCTAGTTAGAAATAATCCTAACGTTATGGCTGCAATGCAGAAAAATATTTTAGAACATATTAGTTTAATGGCTACAGAACAGGTGCAATTAGAGTTTAGAGAGCAAATGTTAGAACTACAACAGCTTGCACAACAAGCTGCAGTCAATCCACAAGTACAACAACAGATGCAAGAGATGACACAAGGTATTGAAGCAAGAAAAGCAGTGTTGATTGCAGAGATGACAGGTGATTTTATGAAGGAAGAAAAAGAAATTACGTCACAATTTGACTCTGATCCGTTATTAAAACTAAAATCACGTGAAGTTGACTTAAAAGCAATGGAAGCGCAACGTAAACAGGAACAAACAACTGCTGATCAACAACTTGAAAGAGCAAAACTACTTCAAGCACAACAATTAAATCAACAAAAGATGGAACAGAACGAAGAATTAGCAGAATTACGTGCTGACACATCTCTTGAGAAGCAAGAAATAGCAAATGATGCTAGATTTGCTCTTGAAAACATGAAACCAAACAGATAAAAGGAATATATTATGATGAATTACAAAACAGGCGGTAAAAAAGTGGCTATGCCAGAACAAGCAAAGATTGTTGACCCTAGATCAGAAAAAACTATCAGAGGAGAAAACAAAATTGCTAAAGGTGATAGCAATCCGGTTAAAGGAACTGGTGCTGCAAGAAAACAAAAAGACGTTACTTGGTATTAACCCATGGCGTTTCCAATATTAGGTGCATTAAAGCTAGCCGTTAACGCTGGTAGTCACATTTACAAAAAAAAGAAAGAAACACAGATGATGATGGCCAATGCACAGGCTACCCATGCGCAGAAGATGGCAAACGGAGAATTAGAATACTCGGGCAAACTTTTAGAGGCAAGACAATCGGACTGGAAAGACGAGTTCGTTTTGGTCGTGCTAACGCTGCCAATTTTAGTGATTGCGTACGGGGTCTTCTCGGACGATCCGGGCGCTTCTGCCAAGATAAAAGAGTTCTTTGACCAATTCCAGCAGCTCCCGTCATGGTTCACAAATTTATGGATCCTTGTCGTGGCGTCAATATATGGTATAAAGGGTACACAAATTTTCAAAGGAGGAAAAAAATAATGGGCGTATTTAGTTTTGTAAAAGCAGGTGGAAAAAAGTTTGGATCTATTGTAGGGACTAAACCAAATGTTCCTAAAACAAAAGTAGAAAAACTTAAAAGTAAATTAGCTATTGCAACACAAAAAACAAAAGCATCTAAAGCAAAGTTAAATCAAACTTTGTTTAATATAGATCAAGCTTCTAAAAAAGCAAAAGAAACAGCTAAACATAAAAGAAACGAAAAAATAGTTAAAAAATTTATAGGAGAAAAATAATATGAGAATGAGTTATAAAAAAGGTAAAGACGTTAAAAAGAAAAAAAGTAATTTTGGAATGTTAAGTGTAAAAGCTGGCATAGACAAAAACCCTAACCCAACACAAGCAGATAGAATTGCTGGAGCTAAAATGAGTAGTAGAAAAAAAGCTATGGGTGGTGGAATGATGAGAGAAGGTTTTAAAAAAGGTGGTTCTGGTCTTTATGCAAACATTGCAGCTAAAAAAGCTAGAATTAAAGCTGGTTCAGGTGAAAAGATGAGAAAAAAAGGTGCTAAAGGTTCACCAACAAAAGCAAACTTTGTAAGAGCCGCTCAAACAGCGAAAAAAAAATAATGACAAAACTTTGTCCTAGAGGAAAATCGGCAGCGAAGCGTAAATTTAAAGTTTACCCTTCAGCATATGCAAACGCGTATGCTTCTAGGATTTGTGCTGGTAAAATAAAAGACCCGTCCGGTGTAAAAAGAAAAGATTTTAAAGGTCCTAAAAAAGCAATGGGTGGTAGAATCTATAAAGCAGGTGGTGGACTTATGGAAGCTACAGCAAGATTAAAAAGACAAGGTTTAAAAGGTGGCGGAATCTGTAAAAAAGGAATGAACAGAGAAGCTGTCGGAACTAATTCTTAATATCATGGCAAAGAACGGTCTTGATAAATGGTTTGCTCAAAAATGGGTAGACATAGGAAGTAAAAAGAAAGACGGTTCTTTTTCAAAATGTGGAAGATCAAAACAGAAAGCAGATTCAAAACGTAAGTATCCAAAATGCGTCCCACTAGCTAAAGCTAGATCTATGTCAGAAGGTCAAAGACGTTCAGCTGTAAAAAGAAAAAGATCAGTTGCACAAGGTGTTGGTGGTAAACCAACTAATGTAAAAACTTTTGCTAAAAGAAAACAGGCTATGATGGGTGGATTTATGGGTAGAAGAATGGGTGTTAGATAATGAGAAAACAAGATAACATGCCCGCGAGAAATAAAAAGAATTTTCGTCCAACGAAAAAAGGTGCAGGAATGACAAGAGCTGGCGTTGCTGCATACAGAAGAAAAAACCCTGGCTCTAAATTAAAAACAGCGGTCACTGGCAAAGTCAAACCAGGATCTAAAGCTGCTAACAGACGTAAATCATATTGTGCTAGAAGTGCAGGACAAATGAAAAAGTTTCCAAAAGCAGCGGCTGATCCTAATTCAAGACTTCGTCAGGCGCGTAGAAGATGGAAGTGTTAAATGAAAAAAGCAAAAGCAAAAATAAAAAAAGTAATGAAGGGTTTGCAGAAAGCATCTAAAACACATGCTGCTCAAGCAAAAACTTTGAAAGGAGTCTTACATGGCGGATCCAAAAAAGGGAACGGGAAAAAAACCTAAAGGATCTGGTAGAAGACTCTACACAGATGAAAACCCTAGAGATACGGTTAAAATAAAATTTGCAACACCAACAGATGCAAGAGCGACTGTTGCAAAAGTTAAACGTATTAACAAACCATTTGCAAGGAAAATACAAATACTAACAGTTATGGAACA